ATCGTTTGGATCATCGCCTCCTGCATCTTTGTCTATCTTATATTTTTTTAACTGTAGATCTACAGCTTTTAATTTTTTGTCAATTTTAGCAGATTTAGCATCTATAGCATTTTTCAGCATGGTTCCCGCTACTTCAAAAATACGGCCACTATATCGAACTTCTACATTCATGCCCAGATCCATTAAATCGTCATAGGCCTGTTCTGCTTTGGTAGCTAGATTGTCTAATTCTTTATCATCGAGCTCTTCTAACTCTTTAATCTGAGGTAATCCTCTAGTAATTTCCGTTACAGCTTTGTAACTATCATCTAATGATCTAACCTCTTCGTGGGTAGGAACGCTGACGGGCGGAGCAGGCTCTTCTTTTTTAGATTCTTCTAAGTTGAATAGTTCTTCTAATTTTTTGGTCATACTTTACTTATCTGCGTTTTGAACCTTGATGGAAAATATCGCCTTCGTTTACTACCCTGAATCGAACACCCTGCTGCTTGCACCATGCCTGCGCAGCTTCCCATTTGGCTAGATTTTTTATATACTGCTCTTGATTGTATGCACTTTTACCCACATGCTCTCTCATCGTTTGGCTTTGAGGTTTTACTTCTACCACTTCTGCATGTTTCTTTCCGTTTTTATCTTTGTAGACTATAAAAAAGTCTGGCACATAGATTGTATATTTTCCGGTGAGCGGATCTCTATATGGAATTTGAACACTTTCACTGGCCCAATTTTCTACGCCCGGGTGCTCATCTAACATACGCATAAAAACAAATTCCCAACTACTGCGAGCCAAAGGGGTTTTCTTCCCAACATATTTAGAAGGGTTTTTCATTTCAAATTTACCCTGAGCGAATTTGGCCATTATACTGCGATGTTTCTTATTTGATTAGGAATCACTCTATCTGTTCTAAATCCTAGAGTGGAGGTTGCAGGTCTATTATTATTTAAAATTTCGCCTACTAGGATACTGAGTTCTGATACAGAATATTTGTTTAAAGTGTCAAGAAATTTAAAAACTGGAACACCGTCTAATTTAGATTGTTTTAAAATTACTGTAGCGATTACTACTGCGGTATCTTGTTCAAATCCGCGCTTTGTAAAAAAGCCAATAGCGCCGTCGACTTCGTTGGCATGAAATTCTAAAGGTTCTTGACCGTAGGTATCAAAAAATAATTTGGTGCCAGCAGCACTATCTTCTTTTGTAAATTCAGGTAAGTTAGTGTTAGCCATTTTTAATTTCCGGTGAGAGTCCTACGAGTGGCTGTTGTGGTATCTGTATTATTCGAACTCTTAGGGAATACACTGCCAACGACACCTGCAACTGTGGACACTGCTGTAGAAATATTTGCAGGATTACTTAAAATATTGATAGCTTCATTTTTTAATCCGTCTTTAGACAATGCTCTAAAATTCTTCGCAGTATTAACTGCTTTGATAGCAGTTCCTAAGAATCCCCCGAAGCTTTCAAATGTTGAACCGTTGGCTAAATCTCCGAATACACTTTCTAAACCATCTAACACACCGCCATCACCAGTTAATGTAGCCACTCCGCCGCCAGCTACACTCAACGGACTTGGCAAGTTATCATAATGTAAAGTGGCAAATCCTTTGGGACTATTTCTCGACACTGAGCCTGCTGAATATTTCACAGCTTCATACTCTATAGTCATGTTACTTTCTAATGTTTCGCTTGCGGAATAATCAACAGATCCGTGGCTCCATGATTTAATTCTTGGATTTACTAGTGTATAACCTAAGAATCTTCTACGACTCATAGTATAGATACTGATAGACTTAAACAGTGGTGCTTCAACTCTATTATCCATACCAAATCTAAAATTGGGAGATTCGGCTGTTCTTAAATGATTAGCATCGTAGGCAGCTTGCGGATTATGTCGATCGGCGATATAGTATCCGTAATAAATCGCCCATAGTGCGTTGACTATGCCCGCATTGTCATCGTGCATGGTGATACTAACTGGTTCGTAATTGATACCTTTATATACTATCTTTTTTCTGTTATATTGATTTTTAGTTACAGTATCAAAATTGTATTTAGGTAAGTCACAACTTTTAACTAATAACCCAATTTCGTCTGTGTGCCTTGCAGTGAACGCTGGAGCTTTCATCGCAGACTTATCTAGTTCAAAGCGAACATAGAAAAGAAACTTTGTTCTCGGTGATAATCTATATGTATCGTCGATGAACAATCGAGTGGCATGTTGCCAGTTAGAAACTAGCCCTTTAGGATTAGTTAATCCTGTGCCTACACCGTTGAGAAATCTTGTGAATTTATTAGCCATACAAATATTTATGCCATAAAAAAACCCGGAAAAATCCGGGTTTCTTTAAGTTGGTTATTATTAACCTTGCTGACCAAGTGCGCCAGTAATAGCCTGTGTAGCAACTTGACGACCAACTGCTGCACCGATACCGCCTTCGATACTTGGAGCAGTTTTCTCTGCGCCCCATTGTTCCATATTATCGAAACGAATTGTTAGTGCTACAGTAGCAGCTTCGTTAGTTCCATAGTTCAAATCACCGTAGTCTGCGTTCTGAACAAAGCAACCATATAGGTTAATTGTTTCAAGAACTCTTGGAGCTAGATTAGCGTTACCGCCGTCTAGCACTTCGATACGTGTTGTAAACTTGTAATCGATACCAGAACGAGCGGATGCTTGCTCTAAGAAGTCGAATTGTTTCTGGATCTGTTGTCCAACTAGTTTCTGAACTTCGCCGCTGGCATCGTCACGTAGTGTCAATGTTACAGTTTCAAAGTTTGGTTTACCAGCTAGATATACTTTAGAGTTGTAAACATCTAATGTCATCTCTTCAAAGTTTACCTTTGGTCGAGTAACGTCAGACACTTGCTTGGTTAACTCTGTGGCTGCTGCAACACCGAAGCCTAGGAGAGTCACCCTAAAGCGATATTTCAACTTAGGCATTAGCAGCACTTGAGTTGCTGCTGCGCCGTTTGTTGGAACTGTTAAATTATTAAGTGATGTGATAGGCATTTTTAAATCTCTCCTGTGTTCTTGACACGTAATGGAATGTAAATGAACTCAATCGCCTTCACAGGTTCAATTGCGATATCTACCCATAGTTCGTTACGATCAATTCTGCTTGCTGTATTGTTTGTTTCATCGCAAACAACTGCAAAGTCATAAAGTGCTCTTAGACCAACTAATTCTAACAACAAGCTCTCAACTGCTTGTTTAACTTCATCACGTGTGATCTTGTCGTTTGGTTCAAACACATAAGGACGAGCAAGTTTATTCAACTGACTGCGTAGATATACAACTAGACGTGCTACGTTGATTCTATCTAGCGCAGAAGCGTTTCTTGCACGAGTTTTTTGACCATAGTTAACATGACCGACTCCATTAAAGAATGTGATCGGATTAATCTTTAGATCATACAATGTGTCTCTTTGACCGTTGTTTAATGCAACTGTTTGGAATTCACCACTGACTGCATCGATATAACCAACTGATGTTGCGTTAGTAATACCACCACGTCTTGTTCCTGCTGGTGCAAACCATGGATAACTTACGTTGTCGCTTAGAGCGATTGTCTTAAGCATCATGTGGCTTGCTGGAACAACTGCGTTGGTTCCACCTAGGTCTGTGGTAAATCCGTTTGGATAGAATACAGCCATGTATTCATCGTAGGTTACAATACCGTCATCACCGTTGTCTGTTACAAGATTTGCGTTAGTTCCGTATGTAACTAAACTTGTAGCATCGCTTGGTAATCGTAATGGTGTATCACCAACAACAAACGCTGTTAAACCGCGATCGATATTTAGGTTAACTAGATTGCTCATTAGCTCTGGATAACCAGGAGCAGCAATCAAGTTAAAGTTTCTGCGTTCTTCGTCACGTATCTCTGAGCTTGTATCGACAACACTCTTCAATGCTGACACAACAACTTTTCGTTGTGCTTTGCGACCGAAGCTGCCTGAACCATCTTCGTTATTAGCAGATGCTGTAGACCAACGGTCTGTAGCATACGAACTCATACTTACGTCGCCCATTCTTGGGTTGTCGCCTGCTGTGTTGATGTAGTTGTTACGATAACGCTTAACGTTACCACCGCTTCTACGTAGGTTCCATAGCAACATGCCTTTTGGATACAATGCTGGATCCGGAGCATCTGGATCTAAGAAGTTGCTGGTTAGTAAATCTTTGATAGCTGTCTGTGCTGATGGTTTAACAGCTCCGCTGCTACCCCAACGAGCATCTGCGAACAAGACACCTTCTTCTGTGACTTGATCGGTTTTGTCTAGCTGTGCCCACTCTAACAATGTGCCGTTCCAACGATAAATTGTCGGGTAGTTTTCCATATCTGCTGTGCTGACCCATAGGTCGCCATCAACTAGAGCTGTTCCATCACTCTGTAGTGTAGGAGCACTAGCAGCTACCTGTGGACCATTTGGATCTGTGTTTAGATAAGCTGCGCTGAAGTTTTTGTATCCCACCCATGTTGAACCATTATGGATCATAATATCAACATCAGAGAAATCTGGGTTATACCATAATTGTCCGTCTACTGGTTCGTTTGTTGGGGCATCGCCTGTGGCAAAGAAATCGTCAGCTGCAAACGGACGGAAGTTAGATGCTAGGTATCCGTCTGGAGTTGTTGCTGGTAATGCATAGAAATTATCTGTTCCTGCACCAGTATCGATGTTGTATGTTGTGAACAATGATGTTACTGCTGTTCCTGATACATTAACAATTCTAAAGTCACCGCCTAGTCTGTGGGAAACTTGGACTTCGTTGCTGTCTGTTACAGATGCAACAATGTTTGTGAATCCGGCTGCGTTAATTCTGCCAGCGATTGTATTAGAATCGGCAGCGTTACCTGCTGCTGTAAATGTAATAGTCTTTGCTGTGTCTAGATCTAGCTGACCTTTCAATGATTCAGCGATTGTAAACGTATGGCTACCTGCCGGAACAGTTCCTGTTGTTAATGCTGCGGAAGTGATAACTGTTGCACCAGTTGATACTCTGCGCCACATTTTGAATGTTGCTGTTGCTGGAGTAGTATCGTATCCTGCGTGTTCGTCGCTGTTTGATTGAACGATTAGCGTGTCTACTGGAAGGTTAGCGCCACCACCTGAACGATCTAGGTAATATAATGCTGAGTTAGTTGTTGCATAAATCGGTGCTTCATATGAAACCCAACTTAATGTTCCTGAACTCCATTTCTTAACTCTGTAACGTGAACCATTGTTTGGCTCGGTGGTCTTAACCCATACAGAACCAGTCGGTCTTGCTGCTGTATCAGTGCTCTTCCATTCTGGAACACTGGTGTGTGGGGTCATTTGTAATGCAGGACCATAATATACTTTTGCTGTGATACCGATTTCAGTTAGTGTTGCAGTTCCTGGTCCGATCGTGATAGCATTAGCTAGTGTTGAGTCGCCTGTGCTTTCTGTAGCACCATTAGAATACAAGTATAATTTGCCTGTCTGCTCTTTAGCAGTTACTCCGGCGATGCCTAAACCGTTGATATGATCTTTTAGTGCTGTTAGATCGCTGCCACCTGTAACTGTTACCAGTGTTCCGTTGATGTAGAAATTACCAGCTGTGAATGAACCAGCTGCGGTCGCTCCCATCACTGTTGGATGGCTAGCACACCAATCTTGGCTACCTACCAATACCCACTGTCCAGCAGCTACACCTGCTTGTGTGTTACCTGCTGACTTATAATACATTCTTACAGTTTCTGCACCTGCTGTGAAAGATCCAGTGCCGTCTACTGTTTCAAATACTACAGCATAATCGCCAATAGAACCGACTGAGTCTCTTGGACTTCCGCCTGTGCCTGTTAGTTTAGCTGAATCAGAATCTGTTAACACGATAGGTGTCTTAGCTGCGAATTTCTGTCCGCCTGTGGTGCTTACAGCAGCGCCATTCCATTCTTGGATACCAAACGCTGTAGACTGTGTATCTACCCACCATGTGCCATCATCTGGATTCGCTCCGGGGATAGCTGTGTTGCCTTCTAATTGATCAAGATCAACGTCTGCTCTTACTAAGAAAGCAGCGTTTGAAACTCCTAGCAAACTGTAGGCTGCTAGAAGACCGTATTCGTTTCTCTCGCCTCCGTGTATCGGACTTGCGGAAGCTGTCTTTTCAAAAAATGGAACACCAAATAGATCCAATAGATCTTTCTGGCTTGTTAGTTTAAATGCTTTACCAGCATTCGCCTGTGTAGTAGCAGTGGCAGTTCCGGTGCCAGCTGAATTTGTTTTGTCTTGCGCTGTAGCTACAACGATAAGAGGTGTTGTGCCAGGCTCAGCTGGTGTGTAAAAACTCTCGTCGATTACCGTAACTTCTACGCCGGGTGATTGTAGTGCCATTCCCTATTCTCCTGGTAATAGTTGCTCATAATATTTAGCGGCGTTGATGAAAAATGGGCAGTTATACCAGGGGAAAAAGGGGAAGAAAAGGTTTAAATATTGTTATGAGACCGCTTTGTAAGACCTGCGGACAGCGTCCTAAGGCATTGAATTATTATAAAAATGGAAAGCCTTACTATAGAAGGCTATGCGAAGCTTGTATGGCTCACGGACCCAGGGCACATATACCTAGATGGCAGCATGCCGGTTATAAACCTAAGAATTACTGTGAGAAGTGCGGTTATAAATCTCCGCACAAAGAAGTGTTTAGAGTCTTTCATATAGACGGCAATTTAGACAATTGCCGCCCTACTAATCTAAAAACTATATGTTGTAACTGTTCTCAGATACTAAGCAAGGAGGGTATTACCTGGCGTCAAGGCGACCTCGTTGCCGATTATTGATGCTATTTTAGTATATAGATCTACGATAGTTCCATCGTTTTCTATGGTATGGTCAAACTCTGTTCCTACCCAGGCAGTTTCGCTGGCATGGATTTTTCGCATTTTTAATTCGTTGAGTGCTAGGTTGCTTCCTAGTTGATTCGCAGCCATGGCATGTTGATACCAGTCAGGCAATTCTCCACGTTTTACCCAAACAATGATTCCGCCAGCATTACGGATACTTTGGATTTCATTAGGAAAACGGCAGTCAGAAATGACCACATGGTCTTTAGAGTTACGGAGTTTATTTTCTAGGCTAGCGATCCAGATGTCATCATGGAAACTTTTACGGCATACTTCTGTGCCCCAGTATTGCAGGACCCAACGAGGAGTAAGCGTGGGCATATCAAGACGCTCTGCCCACCACGGATCTACTTGCTCTCGCCACTCTCGGGCTTCCTTAGTTCGCCCTTCCAACAGCGTCCGGTCCCATCCAAACACCGCGCTTACAGCATCTTTGAGAGTGCTGGCAAATGATTCTCTTCTAAATTCGTGAAAATTAACTAAGTAGTCAGCGACTGTGTCCTTGCCGCTGCCAATAAATCCGCAAATACCTATGATCATAATATCCTCCAATTAAGGACATTATAACATTAAATTTTATTTTATGTCAACCTATAATCCAGGTATAACCGTTGCCGCCGGGAACCAATTTCATCAAATCATCAGTGAGCTTTTCAATTTCTTGTTGAGCTTCTGTTTTGAGTGCTGCGCCATTTAGGCTAGATCCACCACCCGGTCCGGCGATCTGAGCGAATTTTTCACGTGCTTGTCCTAGCATCATTTTGCAGTTAGCTAGACTGTAGTCTTTGATCCATTGCCCAGAATACACATCTTTGATGATAGTAACATCTGGTTTAGTGTTATAACAAAGCAACATAACAGATTCTTCTGTTCTGGGTCTTTGATGTATCAGTAATCTTTTACTAGATGGTTGCCAATCAAAGTTAATGAAACTACCAAACATCTTGCCAACCAGTTCTTGATAACCTGCGAATAATTCGTAGGTAGCTAATCCACCCATGTTAGTAGAACTTAACAAATAAGTGTTTGTATATGCTAAGTTGAATGGCTCAAATACTGTGCCTCCCGAACCCCCTCCCGTTCTCGATCCGATGCTTCGACGATAGATCTGTCGGACTTGCTGTATCTCTTGAGGTAAAATATACTCGTTTTGATCTACTAATAGATTTAAAAATATGTAACTTTCCTCTACAGCATTATCACTACGTTGGCGGAAAACAGCCAAAGCTCGATTTAGTGCGGTTTCATAGTGTATAGGGTCTAGCTCAACGTCAATCATGCCGTCGCCCAGCATTGCTTTACAGTAGTTGTAGACTTCTTGTTTAGCTTGGTCATTAGTGCTCATGCTAGTATTTATCGTAGCGGTAAATATACTACTATGCCAAGACTTTCGCTTTATCGCCCAGAAAAGGGCAATGACTACAAATTTATAGATAAAACCGCCTGGGAGATGTTCCAGGTTGGCGGTGTTGACGTATTGATTCACAAATATCTAGGTCCGGGTGCATCGGCTGAAACTACTCCAACTACACCCGGTTACAATTCTACCTCTGAAACACAGATACAAGATCTGTTGTTTTTAGAAAATAGAGATAGAAAATATGATCCAGATATCTTTGTTCTTAGAGGACATTACAATCTTCAAGATACAGATTTTAACCTTAGCCAATTTGGTTTATTTTTACAAAATGATACGATTTTTGTAACATTTCACATCAACGATACTGTAGAAAAGATTGGCCGAAAATTAATTGCGGGTGATGTTATAGAGTTACCTCATCTCAAAGATGAGTTTGCTCTAAACGATTTCCAATTTGCTCTAAAAAGATTTTATGTCATCGAAGAAGTTACTAGAGCAGCCGAAGGATTTTCAGTAACTTGGTATCCTCATTTATATCGTGCAAAATGTAAACCTCTAGTAGACAGCCAAGAATTTAAGGACATACTCGACGGTGTTGCCGGAGAAGGCACAGATCTAACACTGCGTGATATCATGTCTACCTATGAAAAAGAAATGCAGATTACGCAGGCAGTTCTTGATCAGGCTGAATCAGATGCACCAAGAAGTGGATATGATACTTCTAAATTTTACACCATACAAAAAGATGATGAAGGTAATGTAGCTCTAGTAACAGCCGACAACGATGATGTAGTTCTAATACCTACTACAGATCCAGCTGGCAATACGATTTATGACGAGAACGGTGAACCTATATACATGAGTGTTACCGCAGACACAGTAAATCAGACAGCTGATCATAAAGATTATATTGGATATATCACCGAAGATGGTAGACCTCCAAATGGAGCTCCGTTCTCGTCGGGCATAGCATTCCCGATCAATGCTATACAAGGACAATTCTGTCTAAGAACCGATTATCTACCTAATAGATTGTTTAGATTCAACGGAACTCGTTGGGTCAAGATGGAGGATGTAAAACGTATGACTATGAGCAATAGTCAAGGCTTCGACGGTAATGTTGATCGAGGATCATGGACTG